TGCAGTTATAATTCCACCTTTAGCTTTATAATCTACACCACCCATTCTCTTAATATAATCTGTTAAACTTTCTCCGGGCTCTACTAAAATGCCGTTGTTGTAATCGTCTATAAGTTGTGCGTAACTATTTTCCATATTAATAAAACTTCTTTGCTTTTCGTGGTCCTTTATCCTCTTTGTAATCTTCAGGATGCTCTATCAAACCACCTTGTCTAAATCTCATCACAGCTTGTGTCATACTATCGACCAAGTCATCGTGATCGCCATAAGGGAAAGCAGCACACTCTTCGATAACATCTTGGGCAAACTCCATATGAGTAGGTGCCCAGATTTTACCACTTTCAAACAATGGGGAAACTGAGTTGACGCGAGTATGCTTGTCATTTCCCTTTGATGGTGAGAAATTTATAACAGGTATTCCCTGTTTTCTCAACTCATAAGTTAAGGGTAGCCCTGATGCTTTGGATTCTACGATAACTGTTTCAGGTTGCCAATATCCGTATTGTTCTAATGCGATACGCTTGAGTTCTGGAAACTCGACTCGACCTTTCCATGCATCAATCAACATTAAACAAGGACCTGAGTCTTCATCTTTTTGAAACACACCCCAAGTTGTGATTGCAGAATAATCGGCAGAAGATTTTTTCATGAATGCAGTATCATAAGATTGTATGACATGTTTTAATGCTGGAAGATCATCTGCATCCCAATCTTGCCACCACTCTCTTTTGATCAGTGCTCCTTCTTCCGAAGTTGGGTTTTGCATGTATTGTGAATTCCATTTCGATCCAGGTAATGTCGCTTTAACAGCTTGTAAATCATCTAGCTTCCAATACTCTGGCCAACAAGGTTTACCGCTTGGTAAAATAGCAGGAAATTCTATAACCTCCCATTGATCTGCTTTAGGTTCTTTTTGTGCTTTGATTAAAGCTCCTGTTAAATCTTTTTGATGCCAACGAGTCATAACTAAAACAATTGTACCACCTGGCTGCAAACGTTGCCTAGGTCCAGAAGTATACCACTCATACGCACGTTCTAATGCTTGCATGTTTAATGCATCTTGTTCAGAATGTGGGTCATCAATGATTAATAGGTCAGCACCCCTTCCAGTAATTGCAGACCCAACACCGGCAGCATAGTATTCACCACCTTGTTCAGTTTCCCATTTTCCTGCAGCTTGAGAGTCTTCCTTGAGCCTTGTTTCAAAAACCTGTTTATATTCTTGCGAGTCCATTAGGTTCTTGGTCTTTCGTCCAAACCTTACAGCTAATTCGGTATTGTGCGTTGATTGAATAATTTTTAATTTTGGATTACGGCCCACTAACCAGGCAGGCAATAAATAAGATGCAAACTCAGACTTTGTATGTCTTGGTGGCATATTAATAATAACTCTTTTAATTTTACCATTTGCGATTCGGTTAAATTTTTCCGCAATTTTTTTGTGATGCTTTCCCTCAATGAAATCAGGCCAAACATGTTTTACAAAAGTCATAAAATCTGACTGTACTTTCTGAGTCGATTTTTTATTCTCCCACTGATTCATTAATAAACTAAACTCACGTCTTACATCAGCCGGAAGCTTTTCAAAATTCTGCAATTTTTTTGGGTCTATATTCATAAACTTAAAAAGTATTTTAGGGACGTTTATCTCTAAAACTGACTATATACTGTACATCATTGGGACCCCTTTTGCAAAAAGGGTGGTTAACGTTAAAAAAAATGTTTTAATTCCTGGATCGGTTTGGGACCCCTCGAGGCCCCGAAGGGGCCGAGATATGCCCGGCCCGAAGGGCCGAATGCGCCGGGCGCCCGGAGGGCGCCGACCCATTATGAACAGTAAGTCTATTGACTTGCCTTTATCCTTTATCCTTGCGCCATTTTTCGTCTTGCCTATAACGATTATTGAAATCAATTGCTTCGTCTGTTCCTTTAATACCGAAGTATGCAACAACACCCACGGCACAAAGACCACCGAGCAACAACAATTGAAGTTCCATTGGCGCTTCTAAAAATATTTCAATCATATTTAGCCTTGAACCTTTTATCTTGCTTCGTCATTCTGATTATATCTAACCAAAACTTCTCTCTGTTTTGCAGCCCCATAACTAACGCCGCTCGCCATACAATGCCGAGCGGAATTTTTATTTTATCTTCAAACATTAGACCGCCTTCCTCTTTGAAGTATCTAGATATCCTGTCATTGATTGCTACCATAACAGACCTCCACTAAATACATTTAAAATAGTTAGTATCGATAACACCGCGCCGATAAAAACTAAATTTAATATTACTTGTTCTGTGTTCATATTTCCTCCGTTGTTATAACTAATATAGGATATTCCTTTTAATAAGTCAAGCCTAGATCCAACCCCGCCGCCCGCCGCGACCCAAAATGGACAGTATACTTTTGTTCTTGCGCCGTTCTCCTTTTGTCCTGGCTAGACCCAAAATGGACACCTCTCAGAACAAAACGTGAACGCAGTTTAGAATGATTCTAAACTATTGAATACATATCTCCCGACCACCCACCCCTAGTGTATAGGATTTTCCTAGTTATGTCAATAGACTATGTGTTCATTTTGGGTTTGTATGGGTATAAATATACCACCGCCGTCCCCAGCCACCATCCTAGGATATAGGATTTTCCTAGTTATGTCAATACACTATGTGTCCATTTTGGGTTTGTATGGGTATAAAAAAAGCGGGGCAACCGCCCCGCTTTTTATTGGTGGTTAGTCTAATAATGTAAAATATGCTTTAGGGTTCATCTTACTAAACCTAGATAAACCTTCCTGCATTAATTCGTATTGTCCTAACTCCTCGAACTTCTTAATCATATGGTAATGTATAGTCTCGCTTTGAGTTAACATCTCCGACTGACCTGAGTAAGGGTTTGTTACTTTGATGTTTCGTTGGTCTTTTGTCATTTTTCCTCCGTTGTTCATATCTGCTCCCAGCTTATCCTATATATAATAATAAGTCAAGGACCAAGGACCCAAAATGAACACATTTAATAATTGACATATGAACAGGAATATCCTATATTCTAATTATGAACAATGGAGGAAAAACAATGTACATAATAATAAAAAAAAGTGATTTCGGAACTGCGGGTATAAGTTATGCCGTAGCCGAACACGACGAGGAAAGAGACAACGCTATTAGTAAAAAAATGGCGCTTGATACTCTTAACAATGACAAGGAAACTTATAGTTTTCAATTATGGTCTAGTGAATATGGTTATCTAGACTTAGAGGAAACTGACAGAAAAAAGGCTACAGATAACGACAAGGTTGAAAGCAATGGAACAACTAGAGTTTAATTTTACTTGTAAGCATTGCGGTTGTACTCCTAAGCCAGATGAGTGGGCGGTCAATTCAAATGAATATTGTATTGACTGTGAACACGAAAGCAATGATTGGTTTAATGAGTGCGAGTTAACAAATTTCTAGTTTAGAATTACCTCTAAACTAGATGGCCAATGGCGGAAAACTTAGAATTAAAGCTATGTTCCGCCCTTGAGCCCGGGTCCATTGGAAGTAAAAGGTTGACCTTGTTGCGCAATTTGCCAATGGACCCGGGGTCAAGAAGTGGGTGGCTGTGCTATAGAAATGCCTTAAAAATTTCCTATAGGTGAGTTGATCACACCGAATAAATGCCCACACTTGAGCCCTGATCCCTGCTAATGCTTGTCATACAGGGATCTGGGGTCAAGTTAGTGTAGCTAGCAATAAAACAAGGATCATCTAGCTTGACCAAACTTGAGCCCTGATCTAATTGGGTTGGACGTTATAGTACGTGGCTGTAAAAAGCACAGAACTGTAAAACTGATCAGTTTCGCCTAATTGGATCTGGGGTCAAGTGGGTGGGAGCATACTAATGGATTCCCCCGAACCTACTTGACCAAACTTGAGCCCAGATCTCTATTAGTGATCTAGTGCTAGCAACTAGTATTGTGAAGAGGGATCTGGGGTCAAGAACACCGGGGTGCCCCGGCGTGTAGTTCTTGACTAGGG